TATAGTCCTTTGAGAAGTAGTGCTCAAGGTCAATATACTCACCTACTGTCAACTTATCTAGTGACTTGAAATGGTAGTCATCAAGTTGGTGCTTATATTGTTTAGATGGCTCAGAGTTCACGAACTTTATCTCCTTAATTAGAGCACTTACCTCTTCAATATCAAGGTCTTCAAGTTCTTCTGAGCTGACATCAGCTAGTATAGCAAGAATCTCAATCTCTCTATTGAAGATCTCAGGTATAGTGTACAGCTCTCGAATCTCTTTGAACTGTAATACATCAATCTCACTCCACGATTTCGGTAGGTGCATCCTTAGGTATGTGTTTAGATAACTTTTGACCAATCTCTACTAGGTAAGGCACAGCTATCTCAGCTTTCAATTCTCTAATTAATTTAGATTTCAACTTGATGTGTGCATCTGAGTAGTGCTCTACTTTTGTCAAGTCATTTCGTTTGAATAGAACAGCTAACAGCTCAGAGACATAGCCTTTGTGTTTTGAGTTCATGATCTTCTCAATGTGCTTAGTGTCTTTTACTGAGAGCTTAAATTTATCCTCAAATGCAGTATAAGTATAGCCATCAATCTCAAGTGAGCTCACTAGCTCAGGCTTGCCAGTCACATCATTGAAAGATTTTACTATGTCTTTGAACTCTTCAATCTCCACATCATCCCATTTGATTGTAGGAACTCCTAAGAATTCAAACACTTGCAAATGCTTGTCAATAGCATCTAGCTCAGGGTCAGCATGGATAGTTGTGATTGTTTCAAATTGCTGTACCGTTAACTCATTCAGTTGGTTAGGTACTTCAAAGCCTAATATATTCACCATAGATTTTAATTTTTAACAAATATAACACTTTTTACAATATAGGCATGGATAGACCTGTCTACAAAATTACAATTGAGGATGAGTATGCCGATGGTGAGAACTTAGGCATAGAAATGATAGCATTTACTTCAAAGCCTGCAATAAAGGTAAAAGGTATGGCTTTCAATTCTCATGTAGCTATGACATTCAAAGATGATGTAAAAATGAGAGTTGTTGCACCAGCAATGATTCCTATGAATATCTATCGCAAAGATGAGGATGGTGAAGAGTATGACGTTCAATTCTCAGCAGAAGTGATTGAACAGATTCATTCTAAATTCATGCAGAATCTACAGAACAAAGATATCTTTAACTTAGAGCATGACACTAGTAAGAAAGTCCCAGCTTACATCCTAGAGGCATGGATAATAGACAACCCAACTACTGACAAAGCATTCACAACTTATGGCATTGAAGCTCCTAAAGGCACATTAATGCTAACAAGTCAAGTGACAGATAGAACTTACTATGATGAGCTTGTTGAGTCTGGTCAAATTGGATATTCTATAGAAGGCTTCTTAGGTATGAAATTATCGGAACAAATTAAATTAAATACTATGAAATTACCTGACGGAGAGCATGTAATCGGAGACAAAATCTATGTCATAGCTGACGGAGAAGTTGTTGAGATTAAAGATTTACCTACAGAGATGGAGGCTGAGTTATCAGCAGACCCAGCTGTAGAAGAAGAAGTAGCTGATGCTGAGGCTCAAGCTACAGAAGAAGCTGAAACAGAAGAGGTAGCTATGGCTATTGACCCAGCTGTAGATGCTGAGGCTATTATTGCTATTGTGAGACCTTTATTAGAGGAGCATATGAATTCAGTTATCTCAATGATTGCAGCCTTAAAAAATCAAATTGAGGAAGGTATTGCAGTTGATACTGAAGAGGAAGTAGCTAGTGTAGCATTGACTGCTCACGAAAAATTTAAAGAATTTGTAAAATTTTCAAAATCAAAATAAAATGACACGTAACCTAAAATTCGACCTAGACATCGAAACAAATGCACTTTTGTGTGCAAACCCAGATGAGTTTTATTCAAAAGCATACTTATCAAGTCCTGATATTGCTAACAACTTCAGAACTTTACCAGGTATCAAGAGCAAGACTAAATTAGCAAATGTTACTTTTGGCTCTTTATTGAAAGAATCAACTTGTAACTTTACAGCTCCTACAGATACATTGGATGCAATTGACATTGATGTATGTGCTTTATCAGCTATGGCTCAACTTTGTCAATTTGACTTAGAGCAGTCTTTCTTAGCATTGCAAATGACTAAAGGCTCAAATGGTGATTTCACAGTTGCATCATTTATGTCTTACTACTGGAATGAAATGGCTAATGTTATTGGTCAAGATTTAGAGTTGTTAAGATGGCAAGGTAACACTGCATCTGAGGATTCTTTATTGTCTTTATGTACTGGATACTTGTTTCCAATGTTCTATGATACTGATATTATCGGTTTATACGATGGTGCTATCACTACTGCAAATGTATTGACTGTATTAGAGTCAGTTGTTAACGCTGCTCCTAGTACAATTTCACGTAAGAAAGCAGACTTAAGATTGTATGTTTCAACAAATGTAGCTAATGCATACGAGTTGAAAGCGGCACAAGGTAACACACAAACTTATGTGACTTTACCATTAGGCTTGACTTTCTTAGGAATCAATGTAGTAGTATGTGAAGGTATGCCTGACAACACTATCTTATTGACTTTGAGAACAAATCTTATCTATGCATTTGATGCTGAGGGAGATTCAAAAGCATTAAGAGCTGTAAACTTGTCTGACACTGTAGCTGAGCCTTACTTAAGAACTCGTGCTAACATGAAGGCTGGTTTTCACTACACTAACCCTTCTGAGATAGTGTTATACAATGCATTTTACATCTAAGATATAAAAGGGAGGTAGCAATGCCTCCCTATTTTTTAACTTTAAAACATAAATAAAATGGCATGTGATGCACTCCAAACCATCCTTAAGAGTTGTGACAACAACACTGGTGGTATTTATAAATTTTTCGTCAATCAACAAGATAATGTTGACATGACTACATTGTCAGTTGACCCAGCTGATGACTACCTAATTGATGCCTTAGACTTAGTAGGTGGAGCTGATCCATTTATTGAGTTTGAATTCAGACGTAACACTTCAAGCTACACAGAGGAGTCAAACATTGACTTAATCAATGGCTCTTCATTTGTTACTCAGACTATTAACTTGATGTTTCACAGACGTGAGTCAATCAAGTCTAGTGCAATCAAGGTGTTAGGCTCAGGTCAGCAGTACTTAAGTGGTATTGTTCAAGATGCTAATGGCTTGTATTGGTTCTTTCCATTCTTGCAGTTGACTGCTACTGGAGAAGGCTCAGGAACAGCTCGTGCAGATGGTTCTAAGTACTCAATCACTTTGCTTGCAGAAAATGAGTTTTTGGCTTACCAAATGGAAGAGTCAGTAGTGACAGCTTTATTGGTGGCTCCATAATCTATTCTTTTCTCCATAGATAAAGAGGCCTTGCAGAAATGTAAGGCTTTTTTTTAATTAAAATTTTCGTGTAGTACAATATAGGTATGATTTATCTTGAGAAAGACTCAACCAATAGCTTTGTGCTGACCTTAACTGAGGTCACAACCTTATCAAATGCTTACTATTTATTTGAGTTCGAGGATGAATTTAACACAACAGCTGACCCTATCTATTGGGAGGGGACAGATACTTCACTGTGGCCATCAAGGTTTAACCTATTCACCATCATTGAGCCAGCTGATATTGACTTCATAAAAGGTCAGTACAGATACAAGGTCTATGAGAGCTCAGCTCCTACACTTGACCCTACTGGATTGAACATGATTGAAGAGGGTAGGCTTGTAGTGGCTGGTGCAATTATTAACTCAATTTACGACTAATGGCTTGGTATAGCAGATTCATAGGCTCTAAGCCTCAGACAACAACAGAAGTGGTAGAAGGCTATCAATCATTCTCTACACCATTTGGTAGAGTAGGTGACGCTAACTTGTCACTACCTTATGTGAATGGTAGATATCAAATAGCTGGTTACATACCATTCGGTCAGGATAACATGTTCCCTGAGCTACTTAATCAGCTCTACTACACATCACCACTTCATGGAGCAATAGTTGACTTTAAGACCAACTCAGTAGTAGGTGGGGGCTATACCCTCAAGAGTGAAGGAATGACTAATGAGGACAAGTTAAAGCTGTACACATTTGAAAAGAAAATTAAGTTAGGAAAAGTAGAGAGAGCTATTGCTCAGCAGTTGACTGTGCATCACAGAGTCTACTTCAAGCTGTGCTACAATGCTAAGAGAGAACTGTACAAGATTTACAATGTGTCACCTGAGAAGGTAAGAATCGCTAGAGATAAACAAACTTACTTTTTATGTGATGATTGGTCAGCTAGAATTGACGTAACATCTATAAAAAAATATCATCCTACTAACTCAGACCTAGAGCAGTTGTATGTCTATGAGATTATGACACTAGGTCAAGAATGGTATCCTTTGCCACAGTACACAAGTGCTCTAAATTTTGCTTTCCTTAGTGGTGAGTTGAGCTATTTCGCAAAAAGTAACATACAAAATAGTGTGTTCCCTTCATTTGCTATGATGTTTCCTAAGAGACCACAGTCAGAGGAGGAGAAGTCAATGATTAAACACACAATTGATAGGTTGAAAGGTGCGGCTAATGCTGGTAAGGCAGTTGCATTCTTTGCTAATAGTGCTGACCAACTACCTAAGATTGAATCACTACCTACTAATGGCAATGATAAGCTCTTTCACGAGGCCTCAGCTTTGAACACAGAACAGATATGCTTTGCTCACACCATTGACCCTATCCTTATGGGAGTCAGAACTACTGGCTCATTAGGTGGAGGAGCTGATATCAAGCAAGCCTATGTCATCTTTGAAAAGAATGTAGTAATGCCATTGAGAGTTCAAGTTGAGGAGATAGTTAATGAACTTTTAGAGATTGCTAAGATACCAGGTGAATACACAATCAACAATTTTCAAATTATCAATGAGACAATTGTGGAGATTGAAGGTGATGCATCTAAAACAGCTGATGCTATCAACTCACTTAGTCCATTGGTGGCTACAAAAGTACTCAATGCAATGACTCCTAATGAAGTTAGGTCACTTGCATCCTTACCTCCTATTGAAGGGGGTGATGTTATACCAACTGAAACA